CGCCAAAGCGACCCGCGGATGCCGATCTTTAATGAACGGAAATCTACGACAAGTTTTGGCAGAGGTAATCAATCTTAATAAGGAGTTTTAAATGGCATATCCTACCGTTTCTGCCCCATACGGTCTAAAGCCTATAAACCTTATTGGTGGTCAAGTTTTTGCTGGATCGACACGCAACATTCCGATTCAGTACAACTTCGGCACTAATATTTTTTATGGTGATGTTGTAGGTATTTCCCGTGGCTTTATTACTCGTTCCATTGTAACTACTGGTGCTACCGCCATTACTGGCGCAGCTCAAGGTGGTACTGTTGGCGTGTTTTTAGGCTGTTCTTTCACAAGCCCTGTTACCAAGCAAAAGACTTTCAGCCAATACTGGCCTGCAAATACTTTAGCTGGTGATGCTGTTGCTATTGTTTGTGACGATCCTGATACATTGTTTAAAGTTGCTGCTGTTACAGCTGCTGCTGGTACAACTATCGGTTCTGTTGCTTCTGCAATGGTTGGCTTGAACGTAACTGGTTCTAACTTAGCTGGTTCTACAAATACTGGTAACTCTAGCAATGCTATCGTTCCATCAGTAGCTGTTGAAAACACAGGTTCATTGCCTTTGCGTATCGTTGCCGTAGTTCCTGATACAGCGATTAGTACAACTGCTACTTACACAAGTGGTACGACTACATTAACTGTTTCTGCATTACCTTCAGCTTTGGTTGTTGGTACAGAAGTTGGTTATATCGCATCAAACGGTCAATATGTTGGTACAGGTTCATGGGTTGGTACTGCTGCTGCTGCTGGCGCAACTACCGTTATTCTTAACGTAGCTCAAGCTACAGTTAATAGCCCAACTGGAACTGCATCTACAAATATGACTATTCCTGCATCTAGCACCTTGGTGTTTACTCAATATCCCGAAGCTGTTGTTAAATTCAACTTTGGTATCCATGAGTATTACAACACTACAGGTCAGGTATCGACACTTTAATCTAAGGAGCTTTTAAATGGCTATTTCACGCGCACAACTACTGAAAGAGTTGCTCCCTGGACTGAATGCATTGTTCGGACTTGAGTATGCTCGATATGGTGAAGAACACAAAGAAGTCTACGAAACAGAGACTTCAGAGCGTTCTTTTGAAGAAGAAACAAAACTGTCAGGTTTCTCTGCAGCACCTGTTAAAAACGAAGGCTCTGCCATCGCTTATGACAATGCTCAAGAAGCATGGACAGCTCGCTACAACCACGAAACTATCGCCCTTGGCTTTAGCTTGACTGAAGAGGCAATCGAAGACAACCTCTACGATTCACTTTCAGCTCGCTACACCAAAGGTCTAGCTCGTGCTATGGCTTACACCAAGCAAGTAAAAGCTGCTGCTGTATTGAATAACGCTTTCAACTCTGCCTATACTGGCGGTGATGGCGTATCACTACTCAACGCTTCACATCCATTGGTTAATGGTGGTACTAACAGCAATGCTCCATCTACAGCTGCTGACTTGAACGAAACTGCATTGGAAAATGCTGTTATTCAAATCGCTGGTTGGACAGATGAACGTGGTTTGTTAATCGCTGCTAAACCTCGTAAATTGGTTGTTCCACCAGCTCTACAGTTTGTTGCAACTCGTTTGCTCGAAACTGAATTGCGCGTTGGCACAAACAACAACGATATCAATGCAATCAAAAACAACGGTGCAGTTCCAGAAGGTTACACAATTAACCATTTCTTGACCGCTACCAATGCTTGGTTCTTGACAACTGATGTGCCTAACGGCTTGAAGCACTTTGTACGCACACCACTCCAGAATTCTATGGACGGTGACTTCGATACTGGTAACGTCCGTTACAAGTCTCGTGAGCGTTACAGCTTTGGCTGGTCCGATCCACTAGGACTCTACGGCTCGTATTAATCAAACCACAAGTTTGGAACCCCACCTTAAAAAAGTGGGGTTTTTTGTTTATAATGGGTACATGAAATCTTTTGCAATTGCTTGCATATCAACCAAAGATCATGCAAAAACAATTAGAGCATTAAAGTCCACCCTCAAATCGTTAAAGAACAAACGAAGAGTTAATACTGTTTATTGGTTTAGTAACGAAAAGTTCCCAGAAAAAATTGACTGTAATGTGGAATGGATTAGGATTAACCATTTTCAAGATCTTCAAAAAGACCTTAACTACGTTACCTTAAAGCTAATGCCTCATGTGATTAAAGAAGAGTACGTCTTAATAATCCAAAGTGATGGCTATGCTGTAAACCCAGAATCCTGGGATGACAAGTTTTTAGAATACGATTACATTGGCGCGGTATGGACTTGGCATCCAGAAGGTGTTCAAGTAGGAAATGGTGGATTCTGTATCCGCAGTAGAAAACTGTTAGATGCTTTATTAGATTTAAGAATACATGAACAGCCAGATCAAGAAGACTCACTAATCTGTATAGTTTATTCCCAAACGCTTAAACACGAGTACGGGATCCAATTTGCGCCTTGTGAACTAGCAGATAAATTCAGCATTGAGTACAACATTGAATCCCCGTGGATGGGTAAAAGCTTTGGCTTTCATGGAAAGCATGGAATACATTCCTACTACAACGCAGAAATAGATTAAATCAACCTATCCTTCCAAGTCTTAGGGGTCTTATCGTTAATGATTTCTAATGGGTAATCATATTCAAATGCTTTAGGACCTTTATTCTTTATATACTCAACTGTCTTTTGAATAGCTTCTTTAATAGAAGTTTTAGTCTCATATGCCAATAGTTTTCTGGCTTTATCTGATGAGCACATAGCGTGTTTTACTTCTCGCGGTCTATCTGGCATATAGATAAAATTACCTCTAAAACCTGTTGCATCGGATATCCTACAAGCCAATTCTATGATGGTAATTGTTCCCTCATCAGGTCCAATATTGATGATTTCCTTTGAAATATTACTATCTAATGCCATTTTTTCCAGGCAATCTATGCAGTCATCTACATAGGAAAAGCACCTAGTTTGTTCGCCATTTCCATAAATAATGGCTGGCAAACCCCGTAAATTGCGGTTAATCATAATACTCATTACATTGCGAAACGGATCATCGTATTTTTGCCGTGGGCCAACAATGTTATGGGGAACTGCTATATTCCAATCCATACCGTGAGTATCACAAAGAGCGATTAAAACCTGTTCAGAAGCAGCTTTTGCTATTCCGTAAGGGTCAACTGGCATAGGAGCCATATCTTCTGTAAAAGGCGTTTGTTGATTTCCATACCTTGCCATAGAAGTGCAATGGACAAATCTCTTAACATTGTTTTGAATAGCTGCCGATATGGTAGATACGGTTGCCTCAAAAATGTTTTTAGTAATAAAGCTAGGGCTAAATACTGATAAGCCCTCATGCGCGGTAGCAGCTGTATGAATAACAATATCACAGCCTTTCATAGCTTGTGTCATGCAATTCAAATCACAACAGTCTATTTCATACCATGTAGCACCTTTTGGTATGTTATCTATATACCCACCAATAAAAGTATCGTTACCAACAACCTCATGTCCTAGTTGGATCATGCGTTCTGCTATATGGCTTCCTAAAAAACCACCAATTCCAGTAACAAATATTTTCATTTTAAGATTTGAATAATGATGTCATCTTTTCGGTTTTTAATACTTCTAAAATCAAAGATTTGCACGTTAGGATTAAGGCTTAAAAATTGTTCTTTTACCGCATCAATTTCTTGAACATCTTCAATAACGTATAAGCCACCAGATTTTAATTTATCAAACAAAATATTGAAAGACTGCAGCTGTTGACCAAATAAGTGAGAACCATCATCAATAACAATATCTAAGTTATTGATTTCATTAAAAGAATTTGAATTAGTAGCATCTTTATACACTAGCTCACAACCTGGACATTGAACACCATTATCTCTAATGTCATATCCAATGATCCTAGCATTAGTAAAATACTCGCGCCACATTCTAAGAGATTGACCTTGGGCTATACCTATTTCTAATAGGGTAATGTCTTTATCCCTATAGGGTTTAAAGGCATTTTCATAGTAATGTTCAATATAACTATGAGCCGTTCCTTTATCACCATGAGCATCTGGGCTGGTATCTTGGTTGTAAATTTCTAATAATGATTTCATAAGTCCTTATGTAAGTCTTTTCTAATGGCTTCAATAACGCTATCCCAATCACCTAGTTTAGGCTGGCGATAGATTGTAAAGGTAGGATACCAAGGGCTATCTGACCTATCCATTAGCCATCGCCAACAAGTATCAAAACGGTTCATTAACCATACTGGTTTTCCTATTGCACCAGCTAAATGGGCAGTAGAAGTATCTACGGCAATGACTAAATCTAAGTTTTCAATCAAAGCTGCAGTATCGTCAAAGTCTTTTAATTCATGGGTAAGATTATTTAAACAGTCCCAATCTTTAGAATTAGCTAACTCTGTTACAGCTGGTTCTCCAAGCTGAAGGCTAAAGAACTCAATATCTGGGTGTTGTAAAGGAATGAGCTTTTCAAGGGCTATATTGCGCCTTTCATTAACCGCCCAGACTTCTGGTTGATCTGGCCTATAACCACCAGACCAAACAATCCCTACCCGTTTCTTGGTCTTTTTTCCTAGTCTTTTAGCAAAGTAAGCTACTTTTTCTGGGTCAGGGCTTAAATATGTACCACTTGGTATTTTATCTATGCTATCTGTTCCAAATGCTAAAGGAAGGCTAATAATAGATATGTAGTAATCAAAAGGAGGCAATGGTGCTCCTGGAGTTACAATGGCATCTACACCTTCTAAAGAAGTAATAATACGAACCAATGGTTTTTCTACCCCTAAAATGACCGTTGCTCCACGTTCTTTAGCAATCTTTACATAACGGCAAAATTGAAGAATATCCCCAAGACCTTGTTCTCCGTGGATAAACAGAATCTTGCCATTAATATCTTCTTCTCCAAGCCAAGGAATTCCTGGCAATTCTTTTTTAGGATAAGAGTTTCTATTCCATCGCCATTCATGTTCTTTCCAAGCTATATCGTATTGACCTTTAAGTAAAAGGCACATAGAACGGTTAAAACGGCAATCTGCCAAGTCGGGCTTGATTTCTATAGCTTTGTTATAGTCCTCTAAAGCCTCGTCAATACGCATCAAATTCTGTAAAACCAGACCACGGTTGTTGTAAAACGCCTCAATTAACTTCGGTTTCTGAGCTATTCCAGCTTCATAATTGGCTAAAGTTTCTTCCATACGATGAAGTTTTTGCAGCGCAATGCCTTTATTGTTATAGGCTTCTGGGAAGTTTGGCTTATATTTAAGGGCTAAACTATATAACTCAATTTCTTCTTCAGTCCTATGAAGAGTTCCTACTACTATCCCTTTGTTGTAATAGGCTTCTGCATAATCAGGTTTTAGTTTAATAGCTTGTGAAAGATCTTCTAAAGCCAATTCTGGTTGTTTTAGCTGTTGATAAACATTCCCTCTATTGCACCATGCCATATGATTTCCTGGAAAAATTTCTATAGACTTGTTATAAAAATCCAAAGCCTTAACAAATTGCCTATCATTGCTTAAAATTACACCCAGTAAATGCAACGCATCTGCGTGTTTTGGAAAAGCTTTAATTACTTGTTCACACAAATTAATAGCTTCTTGATGGTTGCCAGAGCCATAACAATGAAGGGCTTGTTCAAATTTCTTAGTTATGTGCGGGGGTACGAATATACTCATTTTTTTCTTCATTTCGTGATTCTATACGCAAACTAAAAAAAGTAAAACTATTTTGTAAAATCGTTGTAGACAATACAAATTTAGTGTATAAATATGTTATCTGGGTATTCGCTCATAACACTACTGCCCCAGCAGACGATGCAAAGATCCGTTATGAGCACTTTTGCATAAGGAGTCCATTATGGGACGTAGCACATTTGAAGGTCCAGTATTATCTGGAGACAATCGTTTTGGTCCATTGCGTGACGTAGGTTACGTAGTATTAGAACAAGATGCTTATATTGATTTTGCTGTAGCTACTGGTGCTGGTACAGCTGGTTATGCTGGTTCATCTACTCAATTTGTTACATCTAACAATATTCCAAACCAAGCTGGTCAACTTTACACACCAAATTCTGCATTTTCAGCTGCTGGTCCAACAACCACAACTCCAACAGCAGATTCTGCTACCGCTATTTATCGTGGCGTAGTATTGTATTTGCCTATTCAAAGTCAACTTTTGGATTTTATTGTTGATATGCCAACAGCTATTA